ACAATGAAAAAATAAATTTAGTCGAACGAATACAAGCTCTTTTATTTAAATGTGACGTCCGCTATTTGCGGCACGCTTTGCGAGATTTGAAAGATTACATCAAGGAGATGAAATGAGCGATACATTTATTACGCGCGACGAAGCCTTAAAAGAGCTAGGTATATCTGCACGATCACTTTATGACAAAGTAAAACAAGGTGCAATAATCGCTAACAAAATAAACTCCAGAGTAATTTATTATTCTCTAAAATCTATACGTGCCTACAAATCAGGCAAAACCGCCCAAACTATCTAAATAGTCACTCCACCACTGCATAAG